CGTCAACACCCTTGGCCTGCCGCTCTACGCGCGATCAATCCCCGATCGGGACCGGGATGAGTGGGTGCGTCTTGAGATCGAAAGCAACCCGCTGCCGATCTGCACCCGGCCACAGGTTCTGCGTTCTGCGCGGCGGACCTGATGAACGCTTTTGCTGGGGCAACCGATTTGCTCTTTGCTGATCCCAACCTTGGCCGTGAGGCCTGGCACCGGGATGGTGAGGGGCAGTTCACTCCAGTTCGGGTGATTCTGAAAAGCCCCGATGATGTTGTGGGTTTTGGTGAAGCGCGGATCTGGTCTGAAACCACGATTGTGGATCTGCGCGTCAGTGAGCTTGCCGATCCGCGTCCCGGGGATCAGCTGATCCTTGGGGAGGAAACCTTTGTCATTCAGGGTGAGCCAAAGCGCGATCGTGAGCGATTGATCTGGACGCTGGATCTGAGGCCTGAAGGTTAAATCTTGAATGAAGATCGACCTTTCAGTCAGCCCCGACATTGTTGCCATGATGCGGGCGGAGCTGCTCGCTGGCGAAAAGGCGGTCACCGGCGCCATGCGCCAGGCGGGGAGTGATTTGAAATCTGACTGGCGGGGACAGATTACGGGCGCTGGCCTTGGGCAGCGGTTGGCCCGCAGCATCCGCAACAAGACTTACCCGGAACGGGGTGAGAGTCTGAACGCCGCCGCGTTCATCTGGTCGAATGCCCCGAAAATCATCCATTCCCATGATAAGGGTGTGCTGATCAGATCAAAGAATGGCTTTTATCTGGCGATCCCGACCGAAGCTGCTGGCAAGGGGCGTGGTGGTGCACGCCTAACCCCTGGTGAGTGGGAGCGCCGTCGCGGCATGCGACTGCGGTTCATCTATCGCCGCAACGGGCCGAGCTTGCTGGTAGCTGAAAAGGCGCGGATCAACACGCGCGGAACGGCGGTGGCGTCACGCTCCAAAACCGGGCGCGGGCAGGTTTCTGCGCCGATCTTCCTGCTGGTGCCACAAGTGAAGCTGCGCAAACGGCTCGATCTGGCGCGGGATGCGGAAAGGGTGGCAGGGTCTGTGCCTGGGTTGATTGTGGAAAAGTGGGTGTAAATATAATCTCGGTGGCTTTCGTCGCAACATAGACGCCGACAAAACTGGAGCTTCACTTGGCACAAATAAAGGTAAAAAATTTCTTTTTTGATTTCCCGAAAGCGCGTAGAAGCTGAAGACATGAAACGACCAAATCATCCCAAACTGTACGCCCGTCAGAAAACCCTACTAGCTTTACTGCAGAAGTTCGGCGGTGAATTGGGCAGTATAAACCTTCAAAAATACCTCTTTTTATTCACCGAGATTTGCCAGCGTAACAAGAGTTATGAGTTCGTTCCATATCGCTTTGGTTGTATTTCTTTCCAATCGTATGCTGATCGACGGAAGCTAATTGAGTTTGGGATTTTGGCAGATTCCGAACAGTGGAGTTTGCTTCCGACCGACGCCGACTATTTAGGCATGTTGAGTAGGGCAGACCAAAAAAAGATGGAATTGTTTTTCGAGCGTTTCGAAACCCTCAAAGGAGACGGCTTAGTTAAAGAAATTTACCGCCGGTTCCCGTATTTTGCGATCCGTTCAGAAATAGCAAAAGACTTAATGGATGCAGACGAGCTCCAGGCGATTGAAGAGGCCAGACCTGATCAATCTGGACCGGCCTTTTTTACAATTGGCTATGAAGGTCAATCATTTGAAAACTATTTAAATCGACTAATTAGGAATGATGTTCGAGTACTGTGCGATGTTCGGAAAAACCCGTTGAGCCGGAAGTATGGTTTTTCCAAAAAGACGCTTGCAGATACCTTAAACAAATTAGGAATTGAATATGTTCATTTACCTGATCTAGGTATCGTTTCGGACAAACGCCGCGAGTTGAATTCCCAGTCAGATTATAACAGCTTGTTCAAAGAGTATGAAGCCACAACGCTTAAGCAAAATGGCGCAGCCCTTGACGAATTGGCTGATATTTTTGCGCAAAAGAGACGTGTTGCCATCACCTGTTTTGAAGCTGAGCATTGTATGTGTCATCGTGGGCGGGTTGCCAATGCAATTAGTAGTCGTCCTGACTGGGATTGTCCCATCGTTCATATCTAGGCTTTATTGAATGGCAAAAGAACGCGTCTTGATCGTTGTGAAAACCTATCCAACGCTTTCGCAGAAATATACCGAGCTTGTTTGTACGGCTGGCTTTCGTGAGGATGGGAGCTGGATCAGAATTTATCCCTCGCCCTTTCGCTTTTTAACCGATGACCAACGTTACAAAAAATATCAATGGATAGAACTTGATCTTGCCAAGAACAAAAAAGACCCTCGTCCTGAAAGCTACAATCCTGTCAATATAGATGATATTACCCTTGGCGCCACTATCGGAACTGAGCAAGGCTGGGCGCATCGGAGGACGCTTATTTGCGAGCCCAATATCATACATACGAATTTGGAAACAATCATTGCCGGCGCAAAATCCAATGCATATTCTTTGGCAATCTTCAAGCCGACAAAAATCCTGGATTTCATTGTAGAGGCCACCGATCATGCATGGGAAATTGGAAAACTCGAAGCAGCTAAGGCAGCACTAGATCAAGGGTCTTTGTTTGATGAAAGCAGGAATGACGACTTCAAAATCATGCCAAAACTCCCATTCAAATTTAAGTATCGCTTCGTTGATGATGTGGGCAAGGTAAGCAACATGATGATCGAAGACTGGGAAATTGGGCAGCTTTATTGGAGTTGCTTGAAAGGAGCGACACCGCAAGAAGCTGCAAACAAAGTTCGCCAAAAATATTTAGACGATTTTGCCCGCACAAAGGATTTGCATTTGTTTCTTGGAACAACCAGACGCTGGCATGCGAGCGCTCCAAACCCTTATATGGTTATTGGAACGTTTCATCCTCCTGTCACGGATCAGCTCTCACTATTTTAACTCTATTACAGATGAAGATGTGCCCCCAGAGTGAGATAATCGTAGCTAATTTGTGTGTCGATCATCAAATTGTAGTGCCGAATCTGTGTCAACATGGCGAGGATTCCTGATAGAGGTCGGGCGATCTCAATTAGGCCACCCGTCCGCTTCGGGGATGTCTTTCGGCGTCCGTTTGCGCCGGTAGCAAACTTCCGCTTCCCGCCCCGCGTGTCGACGGTTTCAAAACCTTACTATCAACATGCAGCAGCCGGAGCCGCTGATTCACAGTCGTGCATTAGCCGAAACCCGAGCTTCTAGCTAGCACCAACCGAAATTCAAGAGCCCGCTACCATGCCGACCTCCCGAGTAACTATCCTGCAGACCCTGCTTGCAGCGCTGCAAACCGTGCCTGGTGCAACAGCGCTGCGCGGCGCGATCCTGCCCGAGCGGATACCCACTGGTGGGTTGCTGATCCTGCGCGACGGCGACCCAGGCACACCGGAGGTCACGCTGTCGCCACTTCAATACTACTATGAGTACCGCGCCGAGATCGAGGTGATCGTACAAGGCAAGACGCCCACGGCGCGGGCGAACGCCTTTGACACACTCGTGCAGGCCATCGGCGCGGCGCTTGCTATCGACCGTAGCCTTGGCGGCCTATGCGACTGGATGGAGGCTGAAGCCCCGCAACCGGTGGACCTGCCGATAGAGGGTGCTGAAGGCCTAAAGGCTGCCATCATCCCGATCATCCTGAACTACACCACCGCCGACCCATTGGGCTGAGCCACACTCGGCTGATTTCTCTCCCCGAAACATAGGAGCACACTATGGCACGAGCACAAGGCGCGCGGTCGCAACTCGCGGCTGCATTTGAGACAACTTACGGCACGGCACCGGCAAGTGGCTATATGCAGATGCCGTTCGCCAGCGCCTCTTTAGGGGCGGAACAACCTCTGCTGAGCAGCGAACTCTTGGGTTACGGCCGCGATCCGCTGGCCCCAATCAAGGATGCGGTAACGGCGGATGGCGATGTGGTGGTGCCAATCGATGCAGAAGCCTTCGGTTTCTGGCTGAAGGCAGGTTTTGGTGCACCGACGACCACAGGCACGACCAATAAGACCCACACCTTTACCTCCGGCAACTGGAACTTGCCGAGCCTGTCGATCGAGACCGCCATGCCCGAGGTGCCGCGTTATGCGATGTATTCGGGCTGCGTACTCGACCAGCTTTCCTGGCAGATGCAGCGCTCCGGGCTTCTGACGGCTTCAGCCAAGCTGATCGCGCAGGGCGAGGTGATTGCCACCTCATCAGCCGCCGGAACACCGACGGGGTGGAACTTGCAACGGTTCGGCCATTTCAACGGCGCTATCAAACGCAACGGTGCGCCGCTCGGCAACATCGTTTCGGCCGACATTACCTACGCCAATAATCTGGACCGTATTGAAACCATCCGCAGTGATGGGCGCATTGACGGGGCCGATCCGTCGATTGCAGCGCTGACCGGCAAGATCGATGTACGGTTTGCCGATATGACCCTGATGGATCAGGCGCTGAACGGGACCGCGTCCAGCTTGGAGTTCTCCTACACAATCTCGGCCAATGTCAGCCTGACCATTACGGCTCACGCGGTTTACCTGCCGCGACCCCGTGCAGAAATTCAGGGGCCCCAAGGTATTCAGGCCAGCTTTAACTGGCAGGCCGCCTTTGACGCTACCGCTGGCCGGATGTGCACAATCACCCTTAAAAACACAATCGCGAGTTATTGATATGCTGAAACTGAACCTTTCGAATGAACCCGCCTGGCTGGATCTTGGCCACGGGGTGCGGGTGTTCCTCGCGCCCTTGACCACCGCAATGATGGTGGCCGCCCGAAGTGATCCGGCACTTGCCGCACTACCCGAAGATGCAACAGACGAGGAAAGCGCACTGGTATTTGCCAAGGCTCTGGCGTGCAACACGGTCACGGATTGGGAGGGCGTGGGGGATGCCGACGGCAATGTCGTTCCCGTCAGCCCCGAGGGGATTGATGCACTGCTGGATGTCTGGCCGCTCTTCGAGGTCTTCCAAACAGCCTACGTCACCAAAGGTTTGGTGCTGGATCAGGAAAAAAACGTCTCTGCGCCCTTGCCGACTGGGTCTTCGG